CCTGCTCAGCAATCTTGTAGATGGTTCTGATAACTTCACGGTTGATTTCAGCAAGAATCTCAGTTGAGAGAATATTTGCTAACTCAGCCTCAGCATTTAGACCATGGATTGCCTTGAGGTCTTGTGCAAGCTCTAGTGAGTACTCAGCCTTGAGTGCTCTGGACTTTGCAGTAACGGTGACTTTCTCAATTGAGAATGCCATCTCGTTGAATGCTGATGAACCAGATCCATCAAGTGCTTCTGACTCAGAGGTGCTCATACCCTGACCTACATTGTAGGTTCCAAGTGGGGATCCAGTTGGGTTAAGAAGACCTGGGTTTGAACCTGTTTGTGTAGTAGAACCGAATCCAGCACCTGAATTGGTCATACCAGCAGTATTGCCATAACCAGCATTCTGACCAGAGAATGCGGTATCTGCTTCGTTGAATAGTGCTTCTGCACCGTTCTGATCGACATACTTCGAACGCATTGCGAAGATAAGACCAGTTGGTGCATTCATTGGTTGAACACCTGCGAGGTCATATGCGACCAAGTTAGGCATTGAACGACGAATGAGTGAAATTAGAACTGGGTCGAAACCTGCAACAGGTGACGATGCACCACCACTGAAACCAGCAGCACCAGTGCCTGATGGGTCAGTATTTACGGTTGGAGTTTCATAGAGGAACTCACGCTCTTCACGGAGTGCTCTCTCTTGGTTTTCTAGCAGGACGGCAGTAACTGCTCTACGGTGGGAATCTCTGATTTCACCTAGACCATTATAGTCTAGGAGTGGTGCCCACTTCTCCTGCAGATGCTCTGCATTGAACATTTGCATTTTGGTTTACCTCTTTATGGAAATTGTAAGTTTGATTTTGTTATGATATAAAAATCACTTTTTGGAAACTCTCTCAAGTGCCTGAAGATAAGCACCCATTGTTCCAGTAACTGGTTGTGAGTAATCGGTCTCTTCAGCCATATAATCTTGAGTGCTTCTCTGAGTAACTACATTAGATGGGAAATAAGATTCCCTCAATGCGACTAGTTTCTCACGATAGTCTTCTTCACTACCAAACTCAACATTTTCTGCAAGAGAAGCAAGCTTGTCTTTCTGTGAAAGTGCAAGTCCTTCAGAAACTTCCGCAAAAATTACGTCAGTTACTGATTCTGCTAGTCTCTTATTTAGAGCAACATTTCTTTCGATTTGCTCGTTGAGTTTTGTCTCCATTTCATCAAGTTTATCTACCATGCTCTCAAGCACATCATATCTATCTTCAGGGATTGTTACATAATGTTCTTCAAAAAGACCCTTCATTCCTTCAAGGAATGATTCGGTCATATCAGTCTTGATTCCTTGCTCAACTACAAGTGCATTCTCTTGAATCCACTCGTCAGCAACATACTCTAGGTAGGAATCAATTCTGTCAGTTAATTCTTCTTTAATTGCTTCGACTTCTTCAAAAAGTCTCTGCTCATAATGATGTGAAATTGCTTCTTCGATTTGCTGAGTTCTAGCATTCAAAGCAGCCTCAAAGACAGTCTTTGCTCTGTCTCTGAAATCTTCGGAAAGATCTTCACCAGATAGAAGAGCATTTACATCCTCTTCAATCTCATTTTCAATAGCAATGAATGCTTCCTTCATTGCCTTCTCTTTTTCGTCCTCATCTTCTTCCTCTTCATCTTCTTCCTCTTCATCTTCTTCATCATCTTCTTCTTTGGAAGATTTCTTAGCAGCTTCTTCTAGCTCTTCTTCACCTTCTTCGAGTTCATACTCGTCTTCTAAGAGTTCTTCGTCCTCATCAACATCGGAGTCCTCTTTCATTGACTTCATAGGATCTGCGGATTTAGCACCTTTGTTAACTACATCTCTAACTTGTGCTAAAGTTGCTCCTGGAGTCTTCAGCTTTGCTGAGTCATCAGTAGACTTGTAGTTTTCTGGAGTAGGACCACCAAGGTCTTCCCAGCTGCCAGTTTGACCAGCAACTGCACCGGGTGCAAGTTTGTGCATTGGTTCTGCTGCAGAAGCATTTGCATTCACAGCAGTTTTAGATTGTTTAGTGCCTGTTTCCATTTCTTGTAAATTTTTACCACGGGACATTTGAACTCTCCGATTTTACTTATATCGTGATTCTATATTTATTTATAAATTAAAGATTTGATAAAAATTCATTGAACAGATTTAATTTCTGCTCATCAAGTGCTTTTTGGTCAACTAATGTATTTATTCTCTTATAAGTCTTCTGTGCTAGTTGCTCTCTGAGAATTCCTCCGTCCCACACCCACTCTTTTCCTTCCATAATTCCAGAAACAAAAGCATCAGGAGCAGATGGATCTGCAACAATATCAGCAGCAGTTGCAAGCATAAAGTCTTCCCCAACAACTGAATAACCTTCATTTGTTGGAAGTAGTGAACCAACACCACGAGAAGAAACACCAAGCATTACTCCTTCACCGAGAAGAGATGAAGCAATCTTGCCCATCGGAGTTTCAAGAATTTTTGCCTTTCCAATAAAATTGCTTCCATCTCTATAGAGTTCACAAATTTTATGAGAAACTCTATCGAGATTTACAGTAGGACCATCAGGATGTCCAAGTTCACCAAGAGCACGACCCTTCTGAATAAAGTTTTCATTGTATCTCTTAACTTCTCTCTCAAGAGTTCTCATTTCATAGAGTCTCTTGTTTCTATTTGGTTGGTCTGCTTGGAGGAAAATACCTTCAATAAAAAGGGATTTTTTACCGTTCTTTTCTTCGGTAATAACTTTAACCTTTTCGATTTCTTCTGTGATTAGTTTCATTGTTCTTAGTTGGTAAATCCTACTTTTGCTACTTTTACTGTATTTGCTGATGCAAAAATCACATCGGTTGGAAGTTTTTGTAAGAATTCAACAGTTCCAGTTGGCATTGTAAATGATAATGTTGTTGCTGCACCAACTGCAGTAGAAATACTTACAGTTGCTGCTGCTCCAGAACCGTTATATAATCTCACACAAGTTGCTTCACTAATGCTAGATGCTGTGCCAGCAGTAGTTGGCATTGCAATCTCAGTAGTAATTATTTTTGTTCTTTGCATTGGTATAATAAAGACTTTATTAGTTATTTATTAATTTAATAAATCTCTCTCCATTGAAGAGCAGCAGCAACAGAAGCAACTGCGTTACCTGTGGTAGTGATAGTTCTTGCAACAAGCACATAAATTTCAGAATCTGTGGAATTTATATTTTGAACAATAATATTTTTCTTTGCCTGACTTAATGTTCCAGAAGCAACTGGTGAAAGTGAGTTTTGTGATGATCCCGAAGGAACATAACCTGATGCAAAGACATCACCATTATCGTAAGTTGTTGCATTCACACAAACTTCAACACCACTATTAACAGAAGCAGATGTCCAAGTTAAAGTTCCTGCATTACCCAAATAAGCAGAACTTGGAAGTTTTATAACTTTATATACAATGCTATTGGTCTCACAAAATAATGAAATATTATTTAATTTAACCGATATTCTATTTGGATATCCTTGGAAACTATTTTTTAGACGAATGGCAACCAAAGGAAGTTCTGTTCCTGCTGGTGTTGGTGTGGTTCTTGTGGTAAGCATTGTATAAGCAAAGTCAATACCACTTTCCACATACCCACCTTCCGACATTACAGAAGAGCAAATCTGGTCAAATGATGCTCCAATACCTACACCTGTATTTCTCAGTTCGCAACGAACTGGCAAGTTTGGATTTGCAATATAAACTGTTGGACTATTGTTAGAATGGAAAAATTCGTGTGCGGTTATAAGTTGCCCATCATGAGCAAAACCACAACGGACTCTACCAACACCTAACCACTGGAAATCTATAAATGCAAGTTGAGTTTTTGTAATGTCTAAATTAAATCCAGAAATGCCTGTTCCATCACATTTGTCTCTGTTCCATTGTGATTGTGGGATTCTAGTTTCTGTTGCTATGCCACTTACAAAAGATCTAATTACCCAATTGTTTGTTCCAATACTCGAATTTATCCCATCAGAAGTATTGAGTCCAACCTGCTCAAAATAAATTCCATCTCTATCATCAAAGTATCCAGTTCTTTTAGTTGCATTCCGTTGAGGTGCATAAAAGTTAAAGGAACTAAAAATTAGTTGTCCTTTTCCTGGTTGATAGTGATGATAAAACTTTGTTTGGTGAACACTAAATGCTGTTGTTCCAATACCAGTTTGTAATCTAGCACAAGCCTGATTGATTAAAAATGTTACTGTTGAACCTGCACCAGAAACACTATCTAAAAAGTTTGGGTCAATAGCATATAGGTGCTTATAATCACCAAGGGTAAATGGTTCAGAAACTCTACCTCTACCAAATGCATCAACAGCATTTGTATCTGGATTAATTGTTATTAGAGTTTCCGATGAAATGCCTACAGTTCCAGTAACCGGGAATGGATTTGTAGTACTAACTTGAACACCATCACTAGTTGCTACATTAAAAACCTCAAATAAAGTTCTTTCTTGATTTAGATAATCTTGTGTGTTCTTATTCCACTGTGCCATTATTAATCAGTCCAAGTTAGTCTTTCTGGTTGATATCTTTGTGCTTTTCTTACTTTTAAAGAATTTTCTGTTATTGGATAAATGTTATGAACAATTGCTCCTGGATATTCTCCCTGAAGTTGTTCTGCTAATTTATTTTTATCTAACATCTTTCCTTCTACTTCCATTCGATATAGTTTTCCTTCCCAAACTACATCTGCAAGAAATGATTCACCAACTGGTTCTGATTGATTTTCAGAACCGTTGATGTAAAGATTTCCATTGAAATCACCAGCAATATTAATAGATTCGGAAATAAATTGTCTGTATGATTTCATTTTAATAACTCACTCCTCTTCGGATGAATCGTCCAGTCCGAACATTGAAGCAGAAACATAAGGCTTTACTGCTTCAATTCTTTCTGCAGATTTGGTGAAGAGCATTGCCTTGATTGCATCACTAATTTCTGCTGGAGATTCATCATTTGCAAACATTGTAAGTAGTTCTTCCATGATTCAATTAATTTAGATAACTATTTTTATTTATATTTCCCCTGCTTGGGGTTCCATTACTGGTTCTCCCATTGCAGCACCAGATTGTTGCTCTGGAGATTGACCCTGACCCATATCCATTCCTTGGTCTATTGGTTGCATCGATGCTTGTTGTTGAGAAACAACAAGTTTGGGGTCAACGATTAATCCTGCTTTAATTTCTTTTTCAATCTGCTTGTTGATTTCCTTGATTTCACCATCATTCTGCTTAAGAATCTTGGAACGAACATACTCTAATGAGAAATACTTTCCAATATATGGTTCCATTGCTGCAACTGAAGCAAGTTTATCATTTAATAATTCTGTATCTTTTAATTCTGAAAAATGATTGTCATAAAGATAATCATATTGAATGTGATCGGAAAGAGCATTCCAATCTTCTATAGATACAATATTTTTTAAGATAAGTTGAGTCTTCAGCATATCATTGAAAAGATTTGAGAATCTTTTCCTTAATCTTCCGACAAACTTAGTAAATTTAACTTCATCTCTAAGAATTTCTGAAGAACGACCCAAACTGAATCCACCACTAGAATTAAGTCTAGTTTCTGGAACATTCAAAGAACGATAAAGTTTTTTCTGGAAATATTCAATATCTGCAAGTTCCCCAAGATTCTGACCACCAGGAAGAGTTGTAATTTCTGTTCCTCTGCCACCTTCACGACGAGGTAACCAGAAATCCTCAAGCATTGCCATATACTTTCGGTCATCACGAATCTCACCAGTGTTGGCATCATATACCAACTTGTTGCGATAACGATTCATCACATCACGAAGGTATTGCTCTGCTTTAATCTTTGGTAGATTTCCTACATCAATGTAAAAAATTCTGCGTTCTGGGGCACGAGACAAACGATAGATTACTAAAGAATCCTCAATCATTCTAAGTTGATTGAGTGCCTTGATTGCTTTGTGTAGATGTGATAGAACTGTCTGCTTATTTCTATCTACCAGTCCAGAAGTAATATAGGCAATTGAATCTGGAGCAATTCTTACTTGCCTTGCCTCGGATTTGAAATTGGAACCAGAGGTTGCAGTCATTGAAGAGAGTTGATTTGGATTATACAAATAAAACTCTTCAATTTCTGGTGGGTTAAAATCAATTACATTTGAATCGGAATTGATTTTACTCAATGCAGATCTTAAATCCTTTTGGTCTTTCTTTAATCTTCTTATGTGTCTTATTTTTAGTGGATCAATATATCTTATTTCCTTAATTCCATCTTGGGGTTTGTTTATATCAATTACTTTATGATAAAAGATTCTTCCATCAATATACCAATTCCTAAAAATTTCATGGCACTTCTTGTCGAAGTCCATTATTTCTTTAATGTACTTAAATTCTTCTCTGATTTTATCTTTTAATTTATCGCTAGCTGGTAAGTTTGATAAATCTATTTGCAAAGGTGAATCATCAGAATCTGAAACGATTGCTTCATTTACAACATCTTCAATGGCACTATCAACTTCTGGATGAAGTGCCATTTCTCTATATCTTCTTACTAAATCTCCCTCGGATTTATATACTCCTTCAATATCTACGTATTGACCATAAAATCCACTGGACAGATAAAAATCTGATTTGTCCTCATCATTAGGAGGAACCGGAGAGACAATCTTTGAAGATTTGTCTTCCGGTTCCTCAATTTTAAATCCAAATAATCTTGGCATTATAATATATTAAAAAACTATTTCTAGTATTTATAATGTATCAGAAATTCTCCACACCAAGAATGGAATTATTTCCTGAATCAGCAGCATCCCACCATTGAACTTGTAAATCCACGCTGAACTCTTCAATTGCGTCTGCATTATCATAAGAAAGTTCAATTGAACTTACTGCTGTTGGGAATACACCATAAAACTTATATGCCTTAAGAACTGGAATTTGTTCTGAACGTCCTGGTAATGTTCCTCTAGTTGCATCGGCAGTATTGCCTCTACCTAACTGGAATACTTTCATATTAACTTGATATGCGGCAGGAGTAATGACCCCCGCATTATCATCATGACGATTGATGAAATTCATCCACTGCTCAAAAGCATTTCTAATCTTAAAGTTGGTGTCATTGATGACAGTTATCGACCAAGGATCGAATGTTCTATCTCCAGCAACTTTAAGATTTCTTCCCCTAAATGGAACATTAATTACATTAATGTTAGAAGCAGGAAGACTTGCTGCTTTTATCATAAAATTGTAGTCTTCATCTGCAGTAATGCCTAAACCATCTGGAAATGCAATTTCGCATTCAAAGAGGTTTGGTCTTGCACCACCACCTACTAATTTCGATTTAAATGTATCTAAAGTTCTATTTGAATATTCGGGTGTGTTTGCCATTTGTGGTTACCTCTAAAAATTAAACGGTTCCGATTACTTCAGAGAAGCTGACTCCAGTGCGAGTAGCAATAAAATTAAGACCAATAAAGTTGATGGATCTTGCTGGTTTGATATAAATATCTGCTCTAAATTGATTAGAATCAATCACATCAGGAGTGTTATTTGTTTCATCAGCAACCACAATAAAATCAGTAATTCCTCTCTTTCCTTTTACATCACGTAAGTATGGTTCTACAATGTTTATGAAATTTGCTCTTGTTACGGTATCATTAAATTCAAAGAGCTGTGCTTTTGCTGCTCTTTCAATTGCCTTTTCAATTGTTAAGAACAGATTTCTGACATTGATACGATCAAATGCTGAAGAATATCCTAAAGCAGTTTTATCTCCAAATAGAATAAATCCAGCACCAGGAGAAGAAATAATAGGATTAATTCTTCTAGTATAAAGTGCATCACGTTGTGCTTGGGTTGGATTATATGCCAACTTCACCACATTATTTAATGCACCTCTAGAACTTCCTGCGGGTGAATACCAAGGATAATTGCGAATTGCTGTTCTTGCCATTAGACCTGCAACATCTCCATTACATGGAATATACACAAACTTAGAATTAAATCTATCATATGTGTACTTGTATCCACTATCAAAAATTGCATAAGAACTAGATGTTAATGGATCAAAAAATTCAATAATATTATTTGTTTGAGATTCGGCATCTGGAACATTGACAATACCATCACGATGAGGAGAAATAGCAACAACGCAATCCTTTCTTGATTCAGCAATTGCAATTAATGCATTTGCCTTTGCCTGAGATTCATATAATGATGCTGCTGATGGTCCACTAATTAAATAGTTGATCTCGTATTCTGCTGGATTTTGGAAAACTGAATATGCATTGATTAAGTCGGCATTGGATATTGAATATCCACCAATATTATTTACTCCACTATAGTCATTTCCTCCAGTTAATGAATAAGTTTTTTTGCCAACAGTATTAAATACTTTGTTTTGAGACTCAGTTGACCAACTTCCAGTGACGAGAGCGAATACTGTAGTGCTTCCACTTTGTGCAACTATATTTGACGAAGTTCCAGTATGATCTACTCCAGAGTAGATATAATTTGATTTATTTTCAATATAAGTTTTATAATATATTGACTCAGATGGGGAAATTCTACTATCAGTTGCTTTCGAAATTCCTATGAATTTTTCTAGTAGATTTCCACTAATTCCAGTAACTGAACCAGTATCATCAACTACAATAACGTGAAGTTCATCATATTTTGAATTTCTTTCAGATGCGAACTGTGAAGTACCTGGTTTTGGTGCAATACTTTTCCAATAAACATTACTATTTTGGAGTCCCAATGTTTGCTGATCGTACCAATCTAAAACATTAAAGTTACTATTGCTATATTCAACTGGTGATCCACCAGATGGAGAAACATAGAAAGCATCTGTACTAAAAGTATCAAATGATGATGCATTCAATCCAGTGCTTGATCCTGGATTCTTGTAGTCTATTGGTGTAGATACACCAGAAGAATCAACTCTATCTGTTACTCTAATACTTATTTGACCTGTTCCTACCTCTGTTACTAATCCTCTGATGAATCCATCATAAGTTACAACATTGCTTCCTTCTATTCCTGTCTTGTTTAATTTTTGGGTAACAGCATATCCTACTTGAATTTGATTTGCTGTTTGGAAAGATGTTTGTGAACCAAATCTTAATGTTGTTGTTACTACTCCAATGTTGGTTGTTGGAGTTTCAAGAACGATTGTTCCACCATTAGCTCCACTGACACTGATAATTGCAGTTCTTGCTGCAACTCCATTTGCTGTATTGTCAGTCTGAACAAGAGTTTCTAATGTAATTCCAGAAGTATTGATGCCAGAAATTATTGTGGTATTGATTCCTATTGTTGCATTAGCAACTGAAAATGCAGTTGCTAATCCAGTTATAGTTGAAAACTGAGTATTAATACCACTGATTATTTGGTCAGCAGCATTATCGATCATGCAAACCTTTAAATTATTTGCCCAACTTCCTGGTTCTTTTGCTGCAAAATACCAATCAGTATCATCAGTGTGATTAGTTAAATAATCTTCTTTGTTCTCAATTCTAAAATTACTTACTGTTCCTGCAACACCGACATATGCTGTGTTGAGAAGAGTAGCAGAAGATGAATTTGTTCTAACAACTCTTAAAACGCCACCATATGACAAATATGCTGATGCTGTTAACCAGTACTCGTTCTGACCATCCGCAGTTTGTGGTTTCCCGAAGTACTTTAATAAATCTTGTTCTGTTTCTACTAATACGGGTTGATTTACTGGACCTTTTTCGAATGGGCCACAAAATGCACCGACTTGCTGAGCAGCTTGGGTAATGCCACCAACAGTCAAGTCAACTTCTCTCACATTTACCCCAGGGGATACTAAATTTACCGCCATCTGTTTACCTCTGAAGAAGTCTATTTTGTCTAATAATATTTATAATTTGCACTCTTTAAGTTGGGGAAATCACCAATGAACAATTTACCAGTCAGGATATTCCCACTTACTTGCTATTTTTGAGGATATTTTTCTATTTTCTGTAATTCTTTTTATAGTGCATTCTTTACATTCATAAGAATATGCAGAAGGAACTCGTCCTCTACCTTTACGAGTCAAGTAAAACCCATCAATTAAATCTTTAGTTTCTTTACAGATCCTGCAAGTTCTTTCAGTTAAAAATAGATATTCTCTTTCAAATTGCTCTTCTAAATCCATCTATCTATAATCCCACATATATGCCATATCTCCATATTCATCAAGATGCCATCTATCTCCATCTTTATCTACAAAACTAGTTTCCATTTCTGTTAATCCATCAGATATAAAACCAAATGGGGACATATCCTGCTCAATTTGATTTTTCTGCTCATCATAAATTCTCTTACGAATATCATTATCGGTCATTTCCTTAAAATAAGGTTGAACGATTAACCAAGAGAAAATAACCAGGCACATTGCAAGGTCGTCATTGCAACCATCTTCTGCCTCGAATGATTGATTGCGTTGGATAAATGTGGTCAATTCACTGATAACATCATAATCTTTAATTATTACCTTATCATCTTCTACTATAGTCTTAAGGTTCGAGCATCCAACCTTTTTGACATTTTTAGACATCTTCACTCCAAGTTGAGATTTCTTTCCAGAGAACCCCTGACCCACTAATTGACCTGCACGACCTCTCATCGCACACATCAAAAGATTGCTATATTCCAAATCAAAATGGAGCATATTGGAAACTTGTTCACCAATATCATTCACTTCAACAAGAACATAAGAATAGTTGTATGCTCTTCCTACTTTATCAATAATAGAAGGAAATAGAATTGGTTTTATGTCATTGTCCCTGTATTTTGCTACTAGTTTATATGGAAAAGAAGTAATATCAACAACAACAAAAGCAGAATAATCTTTTCCTGTTCCTCTAGCAACGTCAACTGTCATCATATAAGTATGGTCTTTCTCTGGATGCTCGTAAACATCAAGACCTTTATTTGAAGTTAATGGGTCTTCATAGACCATTGAACGAAGTTTTGATGGTGTAATCAAAGTATCAACCGAACCCAGGAATTCGCACTCAAATTCTTGGGTAAACTGACGTTCGGAAGTGTTCCTGATAGTCTCTTCTTTCCAAGCAGCATCTCTACCAGGAACAGCACTCCAGTGAACTTCCAGTGGAATATATCCATTTCTACCCCTCTCAGCATCGTGCCAGAGTTTATAAAACATATTCATCCCGTTAGGGGTTGAAATGATAATAACTTTGGTTGATTTACCAGAAGAAATGGTAGGATATACAGAACTAAAGAACTGTTCTGCAATGTGATTTGGAATGAATGCAAATTCGTCCAGGAAGATGATGTTGAATGAGTTTCCTCGAACAGCAGATGATGAGGTAGATGCTGCTACAATTTTGCTACCATTCTCAAGTTCAAGTGAACCTTTATTCCAAGAACCAACACCTTGCTGCAACCATTTGGGTAAGTTTTCATATGATAGTTGCAATCTTCCTAAAAGTTCTCTTGCAGTCTCTGCTTTGTTTGCAAGAATTGCAATTCTTATATTGTCATTAAACAAAGCATAGTGAAGCAAATAAGAAACTACTGTCGTAGATTTACCAGTCTGACGAGGTAGTTTTGCAATATTAAATCGATTATTGTGGAAGTTTGAAATAAGTTCCTTCTGGAAATCATACATTTCAAAGGGAATCAAACCTTCATCAAGAGAAACAATCTTGACATAGTTCATTGCAAAGTAAACTGGGTCTTCTTTGCATCTTAAATATTCTTGAATTTGGTCAGTTGAAAATTCAATCTGGACATTCTCTGCCTTGAGGTTTGGATTGCCCTTATAATGTTTTTCCGTCATAAATTATTAAAATTCAAACTTGCTAATGTTTCTTGATATTTTAAGTGAAGTTTTACGTAAGATTTTGCGATATTTTTAAGGTCATCTACATTATCACACGCATCAATTTCTCTTGCAATTCTTTCATACTCAAAGTTTTTGGTTAAATTCTCAAGAACAATTTTATTTGGGTCCATTTATGTCTCCAGTAAATAATAAAGGTTTTGTTGGATCCTTTGTTGATGGATTGAAAGATAATACAATAGCACCTGGATATATCTTAGATACTTCGAAAGTTACCTGTTCCTTAGAAGGTCTTGTAAATTGTGGGAAGAACATTTGAACTCCCAGGTTCTTACCTCTCCAGTTTAGCAGGATACTGTAAGTCGTGCCACGAGATTGTATCCTAGTATAGTTTTCTCTTACTGTGCTTGATTTAATTGGTTCGGGTTTAATTAAATCGGTGAATTCATATTCAGTTGCTTTGAATTCTTCTCTCCAGTTTGAATAATCATAACTTTCTTTTTTAGTGTAAAGTCTGGAAATATCATCTTTCATTTCATCCGATGGTTCAATTGGGGAAGAATACAATAACCAAAACTTAGGACCATACTTGCATTCCCCAATGGATTCTGTTTTTTGGCATTTTGGACAATATCTTTGACTAACTTTATGCATTGGAAAATCCCAATCATAAGCAAGAAAATCTGTACTTTCCGATTTAGTCCCCCAATTTTTTGCACCAACTTTACGGCATTTAACTAGGGCACCAGAAGCATATGCAGAAGGCCAAACCTTATAACGAGATTTTACCTTTGAATAGCAAGCATCCTTCTCCTCTGTTGCAACCATCTTTGCTGCACCTTCCCTGTCTGGATTGGGGTCTTGACGATTCTTGCGACGAAATGCACTCTCCTCTTCCTTATCGGAGAGTGCTGCCTTCATTTTGCTGGAACCACACTTTGGTTTTGTGGTTTGCCCTGGTTGCTTGGCACAGGGTTTTCCCGCATATTTACCACCCAGTTGAACCCAACCAGGGGTGCCATCAGAAGCACGACTCTTAGTAAACCAGTCACGCAGAGAACTATCACCACTTTTCGATTCATTGACCTTTTCTGCCTTTTTCAATCTTGTATAATAGTCTGGAAGTTCCTCCAGATGCTGAAGGGCAATCATTCTTGCCATTCTCTTATCACCAGTATGCTCACTCTCTATTTTAATTCCTTTTTTTAATTCTGGTTCTAGAGTATCAAGAGATATTTTATGCTTCTTCGCAATCTCCTCTGGGGACATATACTTTTTGATAGGTCCCTTTGGGTCAGTTGCTTCTAGAAGAAATTGTGAAAAAGTTTTCATTCTTAAGAATAAGTTCTCTAATTATTATTTAGAATCTTCTGCTGGTGTCATATTTTGCTTCAATAATTTTTGAAGTTCTGCTGTAGAACCAACGAATAACGTATTATTATTGGTAATACTTTTTGGTGCTGATGGGTCTTCTTCTTTTAACTTCTTCATTTTTTGTTGAAGGTCTAATAACTTATCTGTTGTATCCGCAACGTTCTTAATTAACTGACCTGCAACTTCAAATGCTCTAGGAGAATCTGATTGTTGTGCTATTTCAAGAATACCATCAATTGCTTCTTGTCCTTTTTCTATGAGTGAATATAATTGACCTCTGGTATAATCATAATCATAATCACTTTCAGCATCTCCTTTTTTGGGTGACTTAATTATCTTAGATGTTTCTGAGACAATTTCCCTCTCTACCGAAGATGCTTCGATATCTAAAGAATCATTTATTGCATCAAAATCATTTTTCATACATCAGCACCTTTTCTTGGACTATAAACTCTTCCGTCACCAAAATCAAATCTTTCTTCATCAAAACCAAAATCATCACCATACTCAATTAATTGATTGTCCATACTATTAATGACATTTATTGCATCACCTTCTTCATGTATTGCAGGAGTCGTATTATTCTGTCCTCTCAAAACTGTTAATTTATTTCCATCAATATTTTTAATATACATTGATTCTTCATTTATCATAATATAAGTTTCTTGTTCCAATGCCGATGCATCCGAAATATTAAATTGAGTAATTATATCATTCACTTCTTGTGCCAATGTTGCTGTATTATCATTATCATAATCTTTAAGTGCTCGTGGTTCCACAGCATATCTTAGCTGTCTTGATGCATTTTTTGTTTCTGTATTTGTGTAGTAATCAACTTGAACTTTTTTAATTAAATTGTCTGAAGAATCTGATATTGGTCCAAATAAAGATGTTTTTGCTGTAAAATTTAAAGTATATACCAAACTTCTCCTTGTTGAAAAATCACCCTCATAATCATCACTCATTGAAATATTATCCAAAACTATTGGTATATCCCTTTTTTCTCCAATTGAATTTATTAAGTCTATACTTAAATTAAAGTGTGGTTGAAAAAATGGAAGAATTTGTTCGATGATCTGAAGCATATCATCTTGATATTTGGTTATAATACTAAGTTGAATCCCAATATTATAAGGTGCTGGCATGTAAACTTTTACTGGACCAACTCCCGATCTATTTGCCTGAAACGTTTGTACTGTTGAAACTTTTCTAGTCGGATCATATTGTATTGTTGTCATTTCAAATGACATTCTTGGCAATGTAATTGCAACCCTTTTTCTTAGGTCTGGTTTTTCATCAAGTCTTGCTAGAAACTTTTGTACGGGCCCATATGCAATGGGGACTTTAATTAAACTAATATCATCACCATTTTCATTTTCATGTTTTATTTGAATATTATTAAAAAGCGTACCAAAAGATATTATAGTCCTTCTAATAATTTCGTGATAATAATAAGTTCCAAGCATTTTACGTAACGTTTATTTACTATTTAGAAAGTGCCAAAAGGATTACTTTCTGTAAAATCTATGATTGTATTTGCTTCTTCTTGAATTGTTTTATTCTCTGCAAAATTATCATAGATATTGTCAGTGTCTATGGAAAGAACTTTATAACTTGCTGCTGCTCCAACTATAGTTTCTCCTAATGCAAAACTTCCATTAATTATTGATACTTTCAGTATTCTTGAATCATAATTCCAATCTTTTACATAGGCACTTGTTCCCGTGGAAACTCCCCTTACAACTTCATTAAACTCATAATCTCCGGTTGAAATTCCAATAGGAGAAGTTATTTGTATTGAAGGAGTTATTCCATATCCAATACCTGAGTTGGAGAATCTTACTGAAGAAATAGATCCAGATGAATTTACAATTACTTCTGCTTTTGCTACATAAGATTGGGGGTAATTGAATATATTTGGAGGAGCAATTGTTACAATAGGAGCAGTTGAATATCCAACTCCACCAGATACTATTTGTATTGGTCCCAATGATCCAGGTGTTATTATTGCAGTTGCTATACCACCAGAACCACTAGAGGAATTTGATTTTATTCTAACTCTTGGTGGAATGGTATATCCTATACCGGGATTCGTTACTAAAATCCTACTTATAGAACCACGATCTAATATCGCAACTGCAGTCGCAGTGATACCACCACCAACAGGACTATCAATATCTATTATAGGTGGTGATTTGTATCCACTGCCACCATTTAAAATATCAATAGAATTAATTGAATTTTCTGGAACTCCTTGTGCTAAAGAAGAAGCAAGAACAGTCCTCAATACTGCAGTAGATGCAGCAGCACCAACCATTTGTATTGTTGCAATATAACCAAAATCTTTCACATTTTCATCAACATCATCAATACCAGTATCAATAATTTCATCCTCATATTCAAAGAGTTCACATCTCAATTCATAAGTATACAAGTTATTTAATTGATAGAATGGTGTTTTTAACTCTACATATTTTATTTCAAACAATGCATTATCTAGAGGAAGATAAATTAAATCTCCCTCTTCTGGTCTATTTTTCAATTTAACATTTGGATCTCTAAATAAACCCAATTTGGGAGTAATGAAATCTTCATATCTTTCTTTTGAGATAATAAAAGTAATCTCATCCGTGCTTCTTACTCCAAACTTGGATAGAATATCACCGTTTCCACCAAATCCATTAAAGGTTGAAATGTAAGCTTCTAATCTAAAACTATCATCAAACTTAGAAACAATAATTTCTTTGATTATCTTTTTTTCATTAATAATCTTTCTTGGCATATAAAGAACATCTTGCCCATAAATGGATAGCTGCTCATTAATTAAATCCTGAACGAGTCTTTGCTCGCTTGGAGATCCTTGTAAAAAATATGGATTTAGTGGGGACATATTAACCTATCAGATCTAAAGGTGGCATTTCATACTCTGACTTGAGTTTTTGTTCTATATCTTCCAATTCTCGTATTGCATCTTCATATAATTGCCTACCATTCAATGTTATGCCACCAGGAAGTTGAACTCCATTAAATTTAATCATATTCTGTCCCCACTGTCTTTTAATAAGTGCAGTTAGGTATCTCTTTAACCAAAAATCATTATAGATTTTTGGGAAGTCTGCAGGATCTACAATTCTATAGCAATCTAAAACTATATAAGTATCTGGATCGACTTGTTTCCAATCAATATCTAAATATAATCTGTGCTGTTTTTTATTAAATCTTAATTGAACATCTGGAGTTAAGATTCTACTAATATCCTCCAAATGAGTTTTTACCATTGCATAATTTAAAAGATCTAATGCACCATAATAATATAAATCATTCAAAAAGATTTGGTATTTGATATTAAAAAGACCACTAGAAATAGTGCTAGAATCGACTTTAAATACACTATTAACACCAATAACAGTATCGGGCAATTTTAGGAAATTGATTGATTCTTCCCAAGATACTGTAGAAATACCAACTGAGGAAGAAGCAGTAGTTATATCCTTCCCAGATCTTAATATATCTTTTTCTCCTGGTTGTAATTGATGCTTTAAAAATACTCTTTCGATCCCATCAAAGTGCCTTTCGTGGAAATATTGAATAGCATCATCCATCAGATTATCAATCTGATCATCATCTACATTGATTTCTAAAACTGGCTTTCCTAGTTGCTTGAGGCAGTATTCTTTCAACTCTGCCCTAGAAGATGGTTGTGCCATTTATAAAGACTACTACTATATAAAAATATTTATAAGTATACTAAAAACCAAAAAAATGATATAATACAAAATAAACAAAATTATGATAATATTAACAGGAAGTCAAGGATTTATTGGTAAAAATTTTCTAAAGAAAATAAATGATCCAATAATAGAAGTCGAAAAGGATGATGCATATAGTTTTATTAGTAACTTTGATAGATGGAATGAAGTATCATTAATACTCCATCAAGGAGCAATTTCTAGTACTACTGAAAAAAATATAACAACTCTACATCACTCTAATGTGGCATTTACTTTATTTCTATTTGAAAAAGCAATTAAGTATGGAATTCCAGTAAAGTATGCATCTTCAGCATCAGTATATGGAAATCAAACAAAGGACTTAAAGGTAATCAATCCATTAAATTATTATGCAATTACAAAACTGCAAATAGATTATTTTGTTCAAGATAATTTAGATAAATTTTCAAGTATTCAAGGTTTTAGATATTTTAATGTTTATGGTGAAGGGGAAGATCATAAAAGAGACCAGGCAAGTCCAATAAGCAAATTCACCAAACAAATCAAAGAAACAGGAAAACTAAAATTATTCAAAGGATCAGACAAGTTTTTAAGAGATTTTATTTGTGTTGATGATATTATTGACATTGTTTTAAATAATGATCAACCATCTGGAATTTATGATTTAGGAACAGGAAGTCCGATAAGTTTTCAAAAAGTTGCAGAACTAGTTGCTGAAAAAGAAAAAGGGGAAATTGAATATATCAACTTCCCCGAACATCTTAAAGGTAAATATCAAGATTATACTTGTGCGGATATGAAATGGACTGGCAGTTATAAATTTAAAACAGTTAATCAATACTTAATGTCAAATTGACGATAATATTCTGTCAATTCTTTTCCGAGTATCTCCTCTGGTGGGGTACTCGTTTTTTGTAGTTTATTTCTAATTTCGTGAAGATTTTCTATTCCCCAAGCAATATCCTTTTCTTCTTTACATGTATTTTCTATATCACTAAAGTTGTGTTTAAATTTTTCTATACCTAAAAACTCATATATCTTAGAAAAAGTTTCATTTGGGTAATTTATAATATCGTTATATTCTACCATATGAATATAATTTCTATACTTATCAATAGAAGATAATATTGCTTGTCTTGGATTATTTACAAAATTGTGAAAAATGTAATCTGCCCTATTTGTTATACTTATTGGAAATCCACTATTTCTTAATGCTTTATCTATCGAATTATTTAATGAATTATTATTTTCAATTAACTTAATGAAGGATGTAATTACTTCTGGTACTGATCTATTAGTGCATATTATTTTGGGTGTATAGATTTCTTCTATTAAATCTATTGAACCTACCCAACCACGATGCTTATCTATGATAATAGGACTTTCTTCATCATCATGATAAGAATTTAAAATTCCCAAAATAAGATTTTTATTTTTTTGGTTATAATCAAATGTATATTGATTATAAACTTCATTAAGAGTCTTTTCGCAAGAAGATAAAATGTCCAAAAGTGGACTAGTTTTTGATGAAAATATATTTGGATTTTGATTTAAAATACAAGAGAGTAGTGTGGAACCAGATCTCTGCATTCCACTTAAAAAATATAATTGTTTCATAAATTAATCACCATTAACTAATCTAATGCTGTCCGAATCAAAATGTTGAGTTGAAAATTCAAATAATTCTGTGTCTTCAAGAGCAAACATTTGATGCCTAAGATCTCTATAAATATGATACTTATCTCCCTTCTCTAATACTACTTCTTTTGCTGTTTCTATTTGATCCGAATCACTATACCTTAAAAGAATTTTCCCAGACTGGATGTAAAAAGTTTCATCTTTTAATTCATGATAATGCCAGGAACATTTCTTTCCCTTAGCAAAATAAAGAAGTTTCCCACAATACTCTTCAGTATTTACAATCCATTTTTCAAATCCCCATCCTTTTGGTACAAATTTAATCTCCGAAGAATTCATCATCTTTTATTGCCTTGTCATCAATGTATATATCTGCAGAAGGTTTACCTAAAATTAATTCATGATATTTACATCCCCAAATATCTAATTGCATTTTTGTTAAAGAATAAAACTTTTCTTTTGATTTATCTGCATCATCATTATATCTACCCATTCCACGAGCAGTAAAATATTTTATTATATTTCCTTGATCATATAGATCATTAATTTTTTTAATTCTATTTAATTTTGGAATACTTCCTTCATACTTGCATGAAGAACAATCACCATTAGTACATATTGTACCATCAATATCAATTACATAAATCTTTGGCATTTTCTGTTGTTAAAACGTAAGTTCCTGGATGCTGTACTGCAATTGCTGCTGCTTTATTTGCTAATATTATTGCATTTTCTATACTGTTAAATTTTAAATACCCATAAACAAGAGCAGAAAGAAAAGTATCACCTGCTCCAACTACATCATAGACATTTACTTTTTCTGCTGGATATAGTTTATCTTTGTAAAAACATCCTATAGATCCTTTTGTTATAATTAAGTTATCTAACTGAACTTCTTTATTTAAATTGCCATATTCTAAATCATTTATTTTAATAAAACAATTATTTTTGTTTGGTAAATTATTTTTTTTACTGTCAATAAAAATGGGGATATCAGTAGATTCAACTATTTCAAATAATTTATCTGTAGTCAAAAATCCTTTATTGTAATCAGATATAACAATAGCATCAAAAAAATTAAAATCTATTTTCTCACTTAAAGGGGATATTTTATTCTCTTTATCAACTCTAAGTATCTGTTGATTTGATTTTTCATCTATAAATCTTGTTTTTATAATTTTTTCTGAATTTGTTAAAAATCCAACGGTTAATCCAAATGATTTTAGATTATGAAAAACATTTTCTGCCATTCCTGCTCTTTTTTCTATTCTAGAAAAATTCATTACAGGAACAGGTGCTTCAGGACTAATCCGTTCACACCTGCCGTAAATATATTCATCTTCACAACTATCTCCTATCAATAATACTTTGAATTGTTTTTGTTGAGGAGTATTCATCTATTCTATCAAAAAACTTTAATTCTTTTGCATATTGAGAACCTATGACTGGTTTATCTTTCCAATCAGATCCTACCACCATTATATCAGGTTTGTAGTATTTCACAAGTTCTTCTAGGTCTTCATCGGAGTCAAATGTCCTAACTTCATCAACGTGATATAAATTAGATAGCATAAAAGCACGATCCCAGAGAGAGTTGATGGGTCTTGTTGGTCCCTTTTTTTCTTTAATTCTCTCGTCGGAATCAATTGCAACAATTAAATGATCTCCGAAAGACTTTGCATATTCAAATAGCAAAAGATGTCCTGTGTGTAGGACATCAAATGTTCCATTTACAAAAACAGTTTTCATTCGTTAGGAACTTTAACTAGTTTCTGAATCTCAGGAAGATAGAGATATTCAATATCACTTCTTTGTAGAGTATCAATCGCATCAGTAATAGTCTCTACAAGAGGATCACCACCAAGATTAAATGAAGTATTGAAGAGGATGGGAACTTCACTTAGTTTTTCAAAAGAACTAATCAGATTATAGTAGTGTTCATTTTGCTCTTGGGTTACTGTCTGAATACGGCAGGTTCCATCAACGTGAATCACTGAGGGGATCTTTTCTTCTACACCAGGTAGACAATCAACTGCATACATCATATGTGGAGATTCTTCACGACCTGCAAGATCAAACCATTCATTCACTTTTTCTTTCAGAATCGAACAGGCAAAGGGACGAAAAAACTCACGACGTTTTACTTGGTTTACAATGTCCTTTCCATCTTTGATCGTGGGATCAAATAGTATTGATCGGTTGCCAAGTGCTCTTGGGCCACCTTCAGACCTTCCTTGGAAAATAGTTACGATTGTCCCTTCACGAATTAGTTTAGCAACATCATCATAAGAGGTATCTGAAACTTCTAGACCCTCCAGATAATCTTCATAAGTATCTGGATCATATTGTGGACCATAATAAATTGAAGTCTGAGGATTTATCGGTCCTTCAAGATCATTTATCTTGGCATACATGTATTTTGCAGCACCAATAGATGTTCCACCGTCGTGAGAAATGGGTTCACAGTAAATGTTTAGGTCTGGGAATTCTTTCCAGTACTTATAGTTTGCAACACAATTTAAACCATATCCACCACAAACGACAATATTTTTTTCACCAGTTTCTTCGTGTGCTTTACGAATCAATTCAATCATACGATTTTCAGTTTCCTTTTGGATAGAATATGCCATATCTTTTTGGATCTGAGTATATTCACCTTTCTTATGATTCTTGGAATCTTCAAATAAGATAGGAAATCTTTCGTAATTAATTCGAGATCCATTAGGATAGTTTGGAACAAAAACTTCTCGGTTTGCCCATTTACCCCTAAACAATTCCGGAAGATCTAAATTTTCTTTACCATAAGGAGAAAGACCCATAGTTTTTCCTGCGTCAATGCAAGAAAAACCACAATATTCTGTAATTGCCTCATATGTCTTAGTGAGACCTGGATATTCAGTTAAGAAATATTTCCCATCTCCTCCCATATCTAAAATACCATATGGTTCTTTTGTTCCGAGATGTTTATATACAGTATCAAATTCTAAAGGATATTTTGCTTTAAAAATTGTTTCAAATTCATATGCAATACCAGAAAATGCGTCACTTTGCAAGAAACTACCTGCACCATCCGCAATTACGCAAG